GAGTAGCGTTACCAGTTATCGTAGCCTGCTGTAGTTTTTTTGCTTGCTTTTCTACAGCTTTTAAAGATGCTTCATATAAGTTTGCCCTTCTTTTTTGATTAACATTAGCTTTGTCAGAAGCCTCTCTATATTTATCCTGAGCAATACTGGCCTTTGCAGACGCTTTTTGTAGTTCAGACTGTATTCTCTTTGTGTTGATGGTACCTCTGTTCATATTGTCTATCTTAGCACTAATGCTATCATATGACTTTGCCATCATCTTAAGAGAATTGATCGATTCTCTTACAATGTCATTAAATTCTTTAGCCTGCCCGGAAAGCTGGACATTAACCGATGCTATATCCTTTAACTCCCTAGCATTTATATTCTCATTCGCCATCTTCTACTGTGTATAGGTATAAATATCAAACATGACTACTTCTTAGGCTTCGGTTTAGAAACAAAATCCGGTGCCTTCGTCATAGCCTGTTTGACCTCGTCTGGTATCTTGAACTTTGACATGTCGGTCTTCTCTGTAACCTGTTGGGCCTGCTGATCCCTCTGCTCCTGTACCTTGCCAAGAAACTCATTTATCTTTCTCAGACTGAATTTCCTGTGAGGTACTGGCATGTTCCAGACATCGTGCCAGTTGAACCCTCCGTTTCCGTGATACACCAGCTCAAAGACCTCTGTCATGTAGACCGCTCTATATTCAACTCCCGGGAAAGAAGAACTCTGCTGTCATCGGTAAATCAACCTCGGTCTCCTTTCCGTCTTTGAAAGTAATGGTAATTTTTGTTGATATGTCTGGAGTGATTGAGTTGATGTACTTTCTGAGCTCTACAGAGTCCTTTGCCATCAACGCTGTGTCCACAAATTCCCTCACTGTCTTTGATGAATAGTCTCCGTTTACTGACGTGATCTGGTGCTTCATTCTCAGGCTTATCGCACCCGGCTCGGTTCCCAGCGCCTTCTTCAGGCCTTTCGCCTCCTCGTCGATCTTCTTGTCGTCTCCCACCGTGAGCAGCTTGAACGTGATCTTGTTCTTAGAGAACGGCAACATAAACTCAAACTCGTTCTTTCCTTTGAACAGGCTCTCGTCGATCTTCTTATATTCCATCGTTTGGAGGTCTGCATTCACTACCTCTTCCTCTCCCGTGTCCGGATGTGCGTACTTGAACTGGTAGTCCTTTCCATAGGCCAGTATCCTGGACGCTATAAGCAGGCCGTTCCTGTCTCCCAGTATCAGATCGTCAAAACTTATGTTGCTGGATATCAAGGCTTTGAGCGTCTTTTCGATCGCTGTGCCGTTCTTGAGGTTGTTGATGTTTGTCAGGATGTCCTCATGCTTTGCCGTCATGTACTGCATCTCTACCTCGCCTGCTGAAAGCGGATTCTCTTTTGCGTAAACTAGGCCTTTTGAAGGTAGACCGACCATTTCTGTTGGAACCGTAAATTTCTGTTCTGCCATTGTAACTGTGTTTTATTATATATATTGAGGTTCTAAGTTTTCCTCTATCAAAAGAATATAACTGAATTATTCTAAAAAGAAAAAAGCTCCTTTTGAGTGGAGCTTCTTTTTTTATTATTGGGTGGTATTACCTTAGTAGTTCAGTACGCAATAGTCCATTCCTAAAGTCAGTGTCAACTCTGTAGGATCTGATGTAGACCAATCGTAGTTTCCAGCTGTGAATGATTTGATAAACGCACCTTTGATGATCCATTCACTTACGATGTCACCTACTGGGCCGATGATATTGAGAGTCACATCTTTCTTATAGAAGTCAGAGTAACCGTCACGGCCAGTAACAGATTCATGGTGTAGACGCACCCACTCCATACAAGCCTGTTGTCCTGAAGGTGATATAGGGTTGTAGAGCGAGAGTTCCATGTCCTTCCACTCAGCCTTACCCTTTATCTTGAAGTAAGTGTTGATGTGGTCGAGCTTGATTTCTCCCATCTCAATGCTAGGGGCTGACGCCTTTTTGATCATGTACGAAGGGATGCCGTCTATGTACATTATGAACCTGTTGCTTACCGTGGGTTCAAACGAGGTATAAAATATTTCTGATGGGTCCAGTAGTCCTGCCATTGTTATGTTGTTTTAGTATAAATATCTGTGTTTTACTTTTTCTTTCCTGCCTGCGCCTTCCACATCGCTGCTGCCGCAACCGCCTTTGGATTGTCTGCTCCGGATTCTTTCGCTTTCTTTTCTATCGCGGCAAACCCTTTGCCTTTCTTGCCGATGTCCTTTCCAGCTGCCGCTTTCTTGGATATGGTTGACTTCTCTTTCTTGGTAAGACCGGCTGATGGCTTCTTCTTAGCCTCCTCCAGATCATCGTCTTCTTCGTCTTCAAAGTCTCCAACAAACTCCTTGTATGCCCACTTCATTGCGTCTTCCGCGTCGGATCCATTCATGTAGTTCCCCAGAACGTACTGTAGAATATTCTCGTCTGATACGCCAAGCTCCTGCATGGTCTGGAGGATGCCAAACGCCTTCTGTCTAGGACCGATGAATTCCTCGTTTAAACTATCTCCAGCAGCTCCGTATTCTTTGCCTGTCCAGTTTTTGTATACACGCTTCATGGTTTGTTCTGCCTCGGGTCCGCTCATGATGTTCTGTATTATGTAGTCGAGTATGTTTCCCTCTTCCACTTCTAGTTCATTCACAAGCTCTTTTAAGATGTCCCAAGCCTTGTCAAGTGGGGTTCGATTATCAAATCCCTCGTTTATAACCTTGCCCTTCACCGATTCGTAAAGGGACAAGGGTATTGCGATTCTTACTATTGTATTTCTATCCATGATTATCCGAATGTTACGCCTGTAGGCAGAATGTTAAATGTTAAGTAGATGAATTCTGCGGTTCTGGTAGGCTGCAGGTATATGCTACCAACAAGCTCGTTTCTATCAACCACGTCAGGCGTGTTGTTTGTATCGTCCATCACCACAGAGAAGCTGTACAGACCTTGTCTCTGCTGTACGCTTGCAAGGTATGGGTTTACCGCGTTCAGGAACTTGTTGCGTGTCACCTGAGTGTTTGGTTCGAATACCAGGTTGTCTGCGATCTGTCCGATGTACGACTTCAGAGCTATGAGCAGCCTTCTAACGTTAACCCTGTCTAGGGCCGATGCTTTCTGCTGCAGCGTCTTCTGTCCGTATATCACGGTACCTACGCCTGGGAACGTTGCGATCGGGTTCACCTTTGCCTGGTATAGAGCGTTTCTGTCATCTACCGAAAGCTTCCTCTCTGGCTGAAGAACAGTGCTCATTCCGCCTCTTGTGAAGCCGGCAGGAGCAAACCACTCTGCGCTGATCTTGTCGTTGTATTCGTATACCGCAGGCACCATCGTAGAAGCTGGTACGAAGTTCATCTTTCCAGTCTCTGCCGATCTAACCTGTACCCATGGCCAGTATGCTGCGCCGTATGAGTTGTCGTATAAAGACGCCTGAGAAGTTACCGTTCCTATCGTCTGTCCATACCCCACCAGATCAATTACAGCTATGTTGTCACCTCTGTTCTGAGCCAGGGTAAGAAGCGCTGTGATCTGTGAAGTAGCGTTCTGCGTGTTTATGCCTGGAGCGTAGATAGTGTTGAAGTTGTAAGCATCTTTGTTTCCAAGCAGGTTGATTGCTATGTTATAATCTGTAGGTGTAAGACCTTGGATGTTGTTAACCTGACCTCCTGTTGTAGTAGGGATGTTTTCAAACATCAGCAGCGGTGTAATACCAAATCCTCCGTAGATAGCTCCGGTAGCTCCAGAGAATGCTCCGTTTATCGAACCTGATCCAACTGTTGGTATAGAGCTCGTGTACTGCGCTTGCGGCTGACCGAATGAATTCAGGTAGTTTGGAGTAGGAAGACCCACTGACTTTACTCTTACGTAGTTACTCTTGTTCATGTAAGATCCAGTGGTCTGCAGGTAGTAGTTTCCTGTCGTAGGATCCTGTATAGCTGTCTGAGTCTGGTTTCCTATAACGTACTCGATGTAGTTGTTCTGGTTAGGATCCAGAGACAGGTTGTTCCACGTCTCGAGGATCGTCTTGCTGTTTTGGTAATCATCCCCTCTGCGGATCGCCAGGCTGAAGTATCCAGATCCTGTGTCTGCTGCAATGATCTCCCATCTAACGTTGGCAGAAGAACCAGAAACAAGAGCACCGTTTGTAGCGCTTCCTGAGTTGTTCATTATCGTACCGACCGAAAGTGTTTCAAGCGTGAACGCTGTACCAGCCGATGCTGTTACTGCTGCAGTAGCCGGGGTGTATGATCCGGATGCTACCCTTGTAACCAGAAGCGAAGATCCTCCCTGCTGGAAGTAACCAAGCGCTGCCATGCTGGTCAGGTACTCGTAAGTCGCACCTCCTGAAATGAAAGATGAACCGAAGATCGCCTTGTACTGTGAGTAAGACGTCACTGGTGTTGGGATATTAACAGGACCTGTTACAGTTGGTCCTATGATCGCAGCCCCTGCTGCTACCGGTCCTTGTGTTATTTGACTCTGGTCGTTCTCTATCGAAAATACGCCAGGGCTTAAAAGTGTTTCAGCCATTTATGTTGTTGTTTTTTCTACTAATAAATATCAGTAATTTCTTACGAAATTTCTCCTGTCTCTATATTTATCGTAACATCTCCATACTTCGAGGTGATCTCTTCCAAAATCGATTCTTCTCTCAGCTTTAAAGCTGCAATCTCCTTCTTCTGTTGGTCGATCTTTAGCTCTATGGATATCTTTTGAAACTCTAATTCGCCCAGCTTTGATGCTATCTCGAGTGCGTCCTGTTTTATCAGGTTTATCTTGCTCAGTTCTTCTGTCGTGAGTTTTGCCATAACATTATTTTTCTTTTAGCGTATTGTCCACGTCTTTTAGGTGCTTTACGATCAAGACTATTGCGAATATACCTACAAGCAAAGCGATGACCTGACCCATAACGCGTGTGATTTTCTATAAATATTACGGGTTTTGAGTAGGATCTGGTTCTGTCGGAGATTCTTGTATGGGTTCTGCTATCAGATCTTCCCATGATTTCATCTGAGCCAATTCTTCAGGCGTTGGCTCGTATTCGTATACGGGAGGTTCCGGAACTATTATGTCCCTGACGTGTTCCATCAGTGGGGCTCCTGATTCATCAAACAGCTCTTCCCCCGTATCATAGTCTATCTTTCTTTGAAATACTGGAACGTATGTTGGCATATGAGTACAATTTTATGGATAAGTAATTCTTAAGGTAGGCATTATCGCTGTTTGTCCAAAACCTACCGGTAAACTGTACGAACCTGTATCCTGAGAAGCGGTTGGAGATAGAGCTACAACAGATCCGACTGCTGGATTGGATCCAGACCTTATGCACCAATACGGATACACAACGTTACTTGCTGATACCGACATAGTATTTCCCAAAAGCGGATTTAACGATATAAAATTTGATCCGCTGAGCGCACTAAAAAATCTAAAAGCGCTGAGTCCGTTAGTTAGCCCGTTTGTTAAAAAAGCAACCCAGTATACAGTGTTTGCCTGCAATTTTACCGGAGTAAAGTTGGACACGTTATAAACGGTTGGCGTTGTTGTAGCACCTGTTCTCAAAATGCCCTCTGCTAATAAAAACTGTGGCACATTCAATGAGGTAGAGTTTGAATATAATCCGAAGCTACAAGTTGTATTATTACTAGCCCCTCCTACTATTGACATGGTAACTAAGGTGCATGGTTTGTTTATTAAAATGGGGGCTAGTAACGCACCGTTGTAGCTAGCGGTTGCTACTGATGCATTTGCATTTGGTGGACTACCTATGTACATGCTTGGGGATAATGCCCCTATATTCTGCGTAGGTCCAAAAAATAATCCGTTTACTGTTGATGCTGTCAGCGCTAAACTTGCTGATACCGTTGTGAGAGCGTACGAAGATGAATCTATCGATGTTGCTACAGTATACGATGCTGTTGCTGACGACAACGAATACGAAGACGTGACCACGTATGAAGCCGTTCCAAAGAAGCTGGCTGTGATACCACCAGTGACGTTCAATGAGCCTGTAATTACCGAGCTA